TGGTAAGGTCTTGTGGTTGTATTGCATTAATAGCGTCTTTGAATCTAAGACCAACAGCGCCAGTACCTAATTGAATATCACCACCTTGTGTCCCAATACTCCCCACAGTGGAGCCGTCTTTGCGGAGATCAACAATAGTGCCGTCTGATGTCGTGCGGTTAAGAACCAGTGGCGAAAGGCTAGATGCAGCCGCACCAATACGGCCAGAGGCATTTAACTGTATGCCTCCAGTTCCAAGAGATGTGCTGGTAGTCCCCACCATCAAGTTACCCGATTGAAGGCGCATGTACTCAGTGGCGGCAGATGTTGTTGATCTCCAGATAAAAGCATTGGAAGGGCCGTTGAGTTGATAAGGTACTTTTCCGTCATATATAAATCTAGCCGACCCTGCGGAGTTATCTAACTGCCAACTATTGTAGCCCTGAGAAGCTAGTAAAAGTTCACCACCGTCAGCGAGGCCATTATCAATCGTAACTTTGTCGCAGGTCAAAACCCCTGTGATGTCTACGCCTGTGTTGGTGGTGGCGAGTTTGGCGACCCCATCGTAGTATGCTGTAGTTGTCCCATTTTCTATAACAGCAAGACCGTTCTCACCATTTACACCTTGAATGTAAGTCCCACTAGAGGCACGAATTATGAGATTGCCAGTTCCCTGTTCTTGAATACGGCCATTAGACCCATCATGGTAAATCTGGAGGTCAGAACCTGCGCCGAAGATGGCTTTGCCGTTATCTGCAAAATTAGCATTGCCTGTAATGTCTACACCAGTATCTTTGGTGGCAAGTCTATTATCGCCGTAGTACTTTAATTTTACATTCCCAAGAGAACCATCTGCAATAATATAATCAGTCAAACCACCTGATCCATCGTCTGACAAAATTCGTACATCTTTATCAGCTGCTTGAGCTTGTAAATATAAATTCCCCGCACCCGCTGCATCTACATAACTATGTGACCCATCGTGGAAAATCTGTAGATCATCACTAGCACCCATCATAATCTTGAAGTTATCTGGGAAGTCTAATGTGTCATTAGTTGCATCTAACTTAACATCAGTACCACCAGTAAATCTAATACTTTGATCTGGATCAATTACCATTGCCTTATTTAGAGCACCATTTGATGCGGTAGTGTAAAATTCCATCCTAGAACCAGCTACAGTACTAGAATATGTGTCCGTAGCATCAACCGTAATACGAGCCTGAACACCCACAGACACACCACCAGCAGTAGAGTTAGTGTCAAAGTCAATTCGACCAATAATTTCATTATCAATAATAGTATCTTCATTAGACTGCAATACAAACTCTGGAAAAGCATTATCACCCGTGCCCGTAGTTTTTAAAGTAAGCCCAAAGTTATGTATGTGCTCTAAGTGAACATCACCATCAGCACCAAAAGTAATCTTTGAACCATCACTAGCTAAGATTAAATCATCAGATGCTTGTACGTCACCAGTTACAGAAATAATACCAGTACCGTTGGAACTAAGATTTAAATTACCATTTGTGTCAGTAGAAGTAATTGTATTACCATTGAGTGACAAGTTATCTACTGTAAGGATCGACAGACCATCAATAGTACCACCATCAATATCAACAGCGTCAAGATAGGCTGTACCATCTAGCCACAAGTCTTTAAACTCATTGGTAGTTTGAACACCAAGATCAATAGTATTGTTTGCTGCAGGACGCAACACAGTAGCTGTTACAACGACTTCTTGGTTTGGCCCTACCTTTTCAATGGGCGCACCTTCACCTGCAGTACCGTCATGTGTGTGTCCTGAACTATTATCAAAGGCAGATTGCAGTGCGTCAAATTCACCGTCAAGATCTGAAGCGTTAATAATGTTACCGTCTGCAATGTTGTCTGCGGTATCGTTACGTGTGTAACCTGTTCCCATTTTTTTGTTCCTTATTGTCTGTCGTTAGTAGCAAATTCTAATGCTAAAGCATCCAGCGAAAACTCTGGATCTGTGCTGTCAAATACGTACTGTAATGAGACAGATCTTCCTGCGCCTACTATTTGATTGGTAAATACATTTACTAATTTACCACCAAAGGTAGCTGTTCCAAATATTGCATCTCCATAAAAAGATGCTGTTGATGTTGCACCATTACTAAAGGTAACTGGTGTTGGTTCAATTGAATTAGGTTGGTCAAAGTCTAACTTCAATGATGCTTGACCTGTTACTGACCCTCGTGGATCTACGTAAGTAGTCAGCTTATATATTGTCTTACGTATTCTTGGATCATTAATTACAAAGTGTGGAGTACTAAAAGTAGCTCTAATATTATCGCCATCAAAAGAACTACCTTGTTCCATTTGATATACTATGCCATCATTAAATGCAAAAGATACAAGCTCTTCAATGTTGTCATCATAGTAACTATCAACTACATAAGCTTTAATTCCACGCAGTCTTGCCCACGCCATTCCTTGAGCAGATTGATCTGCAAACTGTGTACCTAAGATACCACTAGCAGATGTTTTAGAAACACTGGGGGCATATCCAAAAACTCTATACTGACTTTTACCACGGATAACACAAGAAGCAAAACTTGTATTTGCAGAAGTAAAGCTAGTCATTACATCTTGAATTGGTTTAGATGCAGTAGATAATCCAAAGTCACCAATACGATCTGTAGCACTTAGTAGTCTAAGACCATCAGGTGCCATAAACATTACATCTCCACCTATCTCTTGAATAGTGTCTTCACTGACACAACCAATGTCTAGTGTGATAGGTGCAAGCACAAAGTTTGCAATAGTGTCGCCAGTTAATCTAAATATTCTGCGACGAGTAAAAATAATAAGCTGATCACGATAAACAATAAGTCCTGTTAGATCTTCTCCAACATTAATTGTTCCTGCACCTGCAGCAGCAGTAAAGTCGTTATCTGTATACGGTGCACTAAATACTATTAAATTATCTTTACCAAAAAATAGTTGATTCTTAAAATTTACTACAAACTGTGCGGCAATTAAATCTGTAGGCGCTTCATTGAGTGTAGTAAACGTTGCACCATCATACTTAGCTGGGTAGTTAGCACCATCTACAAACATGATAGTAGGTGTACCAGTAATATTGTAACGGCTATACCGTAGCTTATTATTGCTGCCTCTATCTGTAGCTAAAAAAGTAATAGCTGCATCATCTGCAGGGCTACTTGCTAAGTTAGGTGCAATGGCTACTGTAGCTCCACCGCTAGTAACTGTAGGTTCTGCTGTAACTGTGTAAACTTTAGCAACACCAGCAATAGTAAAAGTATCACCAATGTATGGCACACCCGTTAAACCATCTATAGCAACTGTACCACCTGTTTGACTTGCACCATTTACTAAAACAGTTCCGTAATTAGGTACATTAATTTGTGACCATGCACCCGCTGTGTCGTTACTCCAAATAGCACCATCACGATAAGCAAATACTTCTGAATTAAAATATCCTACACCTTGAATTAAATTAGTATTATTTACAAAAGTAATAGCTGCTTGATCTGCAGGTGTAGTTGCAAGAGCAGGTGTAATTGTAGCAGTAAGTGTTTTATTTGTGTCGTTATAGCCTGACGATCCAACTGCAATATTAGATATAGTATACTCTGTGGCATCTCCTGCTATAGTAAATTTATCGCCTACTGCAGCAGTAACAAAAATACTAGCCATGTTTAGAGTAGTACCAGACTGACTACCACCTTGTACTTTAGTTGCACCATAAGAAGGTACAGCAGTAGAATTATACTTTGTGTAACCTTGTATACGTCTGTAGCCACCTTCAATAGATGGCTCAAAGTTACGTAACTCTCTCGCAGATCCTACAGCATTAATACCTTGCTGCAGTGGACTGACATTAGTAATCAGACCCCCACGAAATTCTACTGGAAATGTCTGCCAAGCAGTGGGCATATTATAAAGCTCTCAAAGTTCTAACTGTTCTATTGTTTAAATTAATAGCAGTACTTCTAACATAATCAAAACGATTAATATACAAAGTTTTCATATTCTTAATACCTTCCATGTATTTTTGATATACAATGGTAGCATCTTGCGAATTGCCTCTAAACAAATATGCATAGTACATAGCACCATCTACAATTACATGTCTAAATTGTTCGGGTACTGTAGGTACATCAGTAGCATTAATTAAATCTACAGGTAATCTATAATATTCATAAACTACTTCATAAGCTTTATTAGGGGGAGGAACTACTCCGTACTCTTGACTAGGAGATCTAAATACATGATTAGGTAATTGTCTAATACCTTCACTTTCATTGTACTCAAGGTCAATAAACTTGTCAAGATATTCTTCGTAAGAAATAATTTTTAATCGTTTAGTGTCGTTTCCAAGTGACGCATCTCGTTTAATACGGAAACTATCAAAGTCAATAGTCTTAGCATCTGCGGGATATGCGTAACGTATCTCACCAGCAGTAAGAGTATCTTCTTGCTCTACATGATTGTAAGGCCACTCAAACTGTTCTTGATTAATAAATCGTATAGCAGAGTTTACACTTTCTTTAGTGGCAGAATAAAAACCAATAGCAGATGCAAAGTTATCTGCAGTAAGTTCTACTTCGTTTAAACGTCTGTTGACATCATTTACTAAACCTAAATAATCATATGCCATCTAGCGTTCCTTTACTCGTAGTTTAACTACACGTTCTGCCTGACTACCTGAACTGTCTGTAATTCTACAATAGAATTTATATTCTACATTATTAGTTCCAGATCCAATATTAATTGTGGCTACTGTATTAGTGTTGCTTTGCGATACGTTTTGTATACCGTTTACTGTGACTCCACCTGCAATAGTTGTCTTTGTACCATCAGCAGCATCTACAGACCATAGAACACCTGTAATAGTAATGTTATTGCCTAAAAACCTAGACCAGTCAATGCTGTAGTCTAGTTGTTCATCAGGGTCTTTATTAGGCCAACGAAAACTCATGTTTAATCCTCAGTTGCGTATACAGTTCTATCTGCAGTAGTAGGGCGTCTTTCTACAAAAACTGTTCTATTTTGTTCTGGTACTCTAGCAATTCTATCAGAAGAAGTAGATGATCTATAAATAAACACTATTCTGTTTTCTTGCGGTACTCTTGCTGTTCTTTCTGCTGAAGTACTCATTATGCCGCCCTTGGTATAATAACAGTACGTCTTTTACTGTATAAGTTCTTTACTGCTTCAAAGTTAAATACTACTGCAGTTGTTGTTACGTTGTTGTTACTATTAATAGCAGATACTCCTGTAATACCTGCTGCAGTGTGTAAGGTGAGAGATCCAACAAAACTTGTAGCTAAATTAGAAGCTACTATACTCTCTTTTATATTAGGTGAAACAGTGCCTACAGTAAATAAAGAACTTACACTAGATATGTTGTGAGTATTACTAAACTCAAGACTATTGTTTACTGCACCTGTAGCAACAACTGATGTAGGTACTTTTGTTAAATTAACCTGTACCGTGTTTATAGAAGTTGTACCAACTAAGCTTGCAGTAACACGTTCAGTGACATCTATTTCAAAGCCGCCAGCACTTGGTGCTTCAATTGCCCCTGTAGCACTTACACCACTAATAGGAACTCTATTAACAGACCTGATGTCTAATCCTGCAGCATTAACAGTAAAGGTTGCTTGTATTCCTGTAGGCTCTGCCTTTAGGTTTACTTGGACTGTGTTTACTGTAAGTGTTGCTTCTACACCAGAGACAAACTCTTCTTTTACGTTAGGGGATACAACCCCCACACTACCTGTAGCTACTACACTCGCTGGAACATGTGATACGTTTACTAAGCCATATCTAGCTGAACCGTATCTACCTATGCCATAATTAGCAGATGTAGTAATAAAGGCCATGACTTACCTACTATGCAATACGAATAATTGCGTTAGATGCGTCAGCCGTTGGAAATTCAATTGTTAAGTCACCCGCAGTAGCAGAGACTGTACCACCAAAGTCAATCACACAGATTGCTTTATTACTTTGAGAAGAGTTATAAATAATACAACCATCACAAGACGTTGTTACATTTGCAAAAACTTCATCAGTGAAATCTAAAAAGGCAGTAGTACCTGATGTAGCAATAGTTGCGCCATCTAAGTTCTGACCACCCGCTGAGTAATTTGTACCCGTAGCTTCATCAGAGTTACCTGTAACATCTGAATAATTTGTAGTAGCAGCACCATATGTACCTGATGGTGAAGCCTTAATAAGTGCAAGTTTTAATGTGTTAGTATCCAAATCATGGATACCACCAAGAAGTTCTGATTTAAAACTTGTGCACATTGCAGTCGTAATAGCCATGATCGGTTCCTTTTATACATAAGTATAGGTAGGCCACAGTTAAGCAGCCTACCCAATAGTTTAGTTACGCAAGTGCGTCACGATCTACTTCGTTAGCACCACGACCATCAACGTCCATTACCAAAGCCCAGACACGCAGTTTACCTGCAGTAGCTGTACCTGTCAATGTGTCAACAGTAAGGTCTAAAGTGTCTTCAGCACCAACATATGCAATGCCGGGAATTGAAGGAGCAACAGCACCTACAGACTTACTAGCCATTGCATAAGCAGCGACAAACTCGTCATCATCAGCACCTGTACCAATGTCAAAAGTCAAAGCAGATGCACCTGTAAGTGCTTCTGTAACTTCTACACCAGCAGCAAGGATTACTGTTTGTGCAGGGAATGTTGCAATTGTGTTTGCGCCAGCAGCAAGATCCACGGCGTTCAACTCAACGGAAATATTTTGAATACCTTCTAAAGCCATTTTTATTTCCTCCCTTATGCCAAGTGATACTTAGCGTTCACAAGAGCTTCTGGACGAAGGATCTTGCGACCATATAGATGCATACCACGAACAATGTCAGCGAATGAATCTGGATCACGATATGTTTCAGTTTTGTTGATCTGCTCTGCAGTTGCAACGGCTGAATCGTGTCCTGCAACAATCATACCATAGTTAGTAGATGAGTTTGCTCCTGTGAAGGAAGGCCCAGTACCAACGGCTGGCAGGTTGTTTGAAGTGTAAACACGGAAACCATGAATGTTTGTTCCGATTTGACCATTCTGCAATCCAGAACCACCAAAGTCAGCGTTAAACAAACGTGAGTCTTCGTCTTTCAACAATTCCATAAATACTGGATCTACAACAAGCCACCGTCCAGTAGTATCAACGTTTTGTTGATCCAAAAGACGAGACATACGTGCGATAACAGTCAATGGGAAAGTATCACCAACGGCAGGTGTTGAGTCAGTTGCTCCACCTGTACGTGGCTGCAATGCCAAAGCATCACCACCTGAACCACCAAAGTCTGCCGCATCAATTTTCATTGAGGCAAGCAATTCGTCAGTAGTTGAGCCAATAGCGTTTGAGCCATTAACAACATCATTTACCGTGTCAGGTGTACCGTGGATTGCTGATTGCTTAAAGCCAGTCAAGTAGCCAAGAACATCTTGGTCAAACTGGTCTGACAAACGATAAGCAGCACGATCACTCGCAAGGCTTTGGAAGTTTACGTGGGAGTGCGCTTCCTCAATATCATCGACCTTGAAGGCAAAATAGTTGGCTTTGTCGATTGTCAATGAAAAATCTTCATCGTCAAGATCTTGTGGTGTAATAGTTGTGCCACGCTCATATGCTTTCACAGTGATCTCAGGTTCTTTAATAATTTTAACTGAGTCACCCATGTTGGCGATTTCTCCGAAATAATCAGAGTTAGTGATAGCTTCACAGATTGATGCTTTGCGGAAAGCAAGTTGCACCTGTTTGCTATAAATTACTGGTGAGAAATTACCATTAGGTAGGTTTCCATAACCAGAAGCGGATGTAAATGCCATTTTATTTTCTCCTAGCATTAGATCACAGATGCAAACGACTAATGACTTATACAGAGGCTAATTCTACTAGGGTGCGTTTATTAGAAAGTTGGCCTACCTTCTAGTAAAACGGGCCATGAGACATTAGGTTGTCCGAAAGCGTATATTGTTGTTTGCGAAAGTTTAGTTTATACAATGGTATAGGTAACTGTAGTTAATGCCTAACAGGGCTACACCATTGTATTAAGTGTACATATAGTTATATCATAAATATTCTATATGTCAACCCCTTTAACGGGCACTACCAGAAACATCGTAAATAAATCTACCTGTTCTAATAGCTTCCATAATCTCGTCAGAACGTTTTTCATATTCTTGCGGAGACATCTTACTTACAGAGGATTCTGTAATTGTTGTTGATGCGGTATCTTCGTCTGGTTTACTACGACTATTACGAGTATTTACAGAACGTGCTGCATCTTTATTGTCTTTAGGTTTAGTAACCTTAATATTCATATCTGCTTTGTACAAATCAATTGCACGTGCAGCAGAACGAGCATCATTATTATTTTCATATAGTGCGTCTTGTACCCACTTAGGCTGTTGGTCTGCCCACTCATGAAAGTCATCACTATCACGAATAGTGTCAAAGTCTGGATGTAGACGCATTAGCTCTGCTTCAGCTTTTTCACGAACTGCAGTCTCACGCATTTCGTCTACCATTTTTACACGTTCTTCAAACTCAGTAGATTGCTCACGTGCTTTTTTAATTGCAATAGTTTCTACAATCTTAGCTACATCTGGGTACTTCTGCATCCATGCATCTAGTTGATCATCATCTGCAGGAAGCTGCATTTCTTTTTTAGTAGCATCCGTTAGCTGACTTTGTAAGTTATCAAACTTTGTTGACCATTCTTTTTCTTTGTCTTGCATGTGGCGGCGTAGATCACCATAACGTTTCTTAAACGACTTTTCTTCTGCACCTTGAGGTTCTGCTTCTTTTGGTTCAGCTTCACCTTTTTGTTCTGCAATAAGTTGCTCTAGTTCTTCTTCTTCTTTTTGTAGTTTTTCTTCATTAGTATATTTACGATTTGCAAATGCAACTTTTTTTGGAGCTTGCATTTCTTCTGCCATAATTGTGTCTGACATATTACTTCTTTCTTACTGGGGCCACCGTAGCCTAGTGTTGGTAGGGGGATGAGTAGCCAGTCTAATCTAGCAAATTAACGTGTTGCTAGTCCACGTTTTTTAACAACTGGTTTTTTAGCTTTACCTAATTTAATATCAGTCATTATTTCTGGGCCTAGTACCTTACCAAGTACACGACCTTGTGATGTACCCATTAAGCTACGAATAGCATCTTTATCGTCGTCCTGTAAGCTATCAAATCGTGTAGCTACAAGTTTAGTATATTCTGACAAATCCATTTGTATTTCCTTGTAAGTGTTATATTTTATTTTCTAGTACTAACAGTTCTTTTCCAGCAAACGTGGGATAATCCACTACTTTGTAATATTTAAAGTGTGATTTAAAAAGTTCTATAATAAGATTTTTATGGGGCGATATACAGTTATATTTATCTCCCGTACTTGGCTCTACGTAAGACCATTGAATTGCATCAAAGTTAAACTTACCACCCATAGGTTCTGGCGTACTCATAGGTATTTTATCAAACAGCTTCCAGTTATTATGATAAGATAGTACTATAGACCCGCCACTTGCAGTAAGGACTATCATTTTTTTAAAAAAATCTAATACTTTTTCTAAAGACGGTTGATGTGAATAACCAAACCAAAAATTTGTTACCAAGTCAAATTTCTTTTTAGTCCTCCAATTTAGTATGTTTGCAACGGAATACTTTACATTATATTCTGTATCTTCTTTATGTTGATCCATCATTAATTTAGATCTATCAACACCTAATCTTGTAAAGTCACCAGAAACTTTTCTTAAATGATGACCCGTGCCACAGGCAACATCACACCAAGAATTATACTTATAATAATCCATTACACTTTCAACAACTGTTATTTCAAAATCAACATCAGTTTTTTGATTTGGATGATGTGTGTATCGGTCTTCGTATATTTTTACTAAGGCAGGATTATTATAAGGATCGCTAAACAACTTCTCCATTTTCACGTATAAACTCCGTATCACCACCTACAATATCAAAGATATTCATCCATAGGCTTTTTATAGGAGAGTATATCACACCGTGTTTATTTTGTCCATAGTAATATTTACCATATGACACAAGGGGATCTGCAAATAGTTTTGTAATAACCCACTTAAATGTTTTTGACTTACGCATTAAAGGCACAAGCACTTCAGCCATGCGGTAGTATCCACGGCGATTGCGATCAGTCATATACTCATCACGGTATCTACGTACTACTTCATCCATAGTACCATTACCATAACGAGCCTCTAGCATAATGAAGCAGCATCCACCCTCACTACTAGACGAGCTTGAGCTACTTGAACTACTTGATGATCCCCCGCTATCGCCAGCACTTGCTTTGGCAGCATCTGTGTTAGAGGTATCTCCTTTGGCAGCTTCGTTAGCACGCCTGTTTGCTGTAGCTGTATAGTGCCCCGCTAAACTGGGATTAGCATTTAGTGAAGCCTTTTCCGCACTAGATAAATGTGCATTAATGTTTTTGCTTGTGTTAGGATTAGTACTATCTAAACGTGAAGACTTATCATTACTTGTTGTAGTTTTCTTTTCTTTAGCTTTCTTTTCTTTAGCTTTCTTTTCTTTAGCTTTCTTTTCTGCAGCAGTTTCAGTAGTATATTCTTTACCCTTATATGTAAAGGTATCTTTGCCTTTAGCTTTTTCTTCAGCAAACGTATCTGAAAAAGATTTAACAGTTTCTACGGGCTTAGTAATACCCGCTTTTTCTACAAGTTTATCTAACGGTGTTTTTGTTTTATCTACTACGCCTACTTCATCATAAGATGGTACTGCAGTAGCCATTTGTTCTTCTATTGTAGAAGGTTTAATTTCTGTAGGTTTTTTAGCTGCATCTCTAGCGTCTGATACTTCCGTGAATTTTAAAGTAGTTTCTGGCTGAAGTACACCTACTTCATCATAAGAACCTGAAGGTGTAGGAGCAACACCCCTACCAACTTCTTTTATCATAGGATCACTAATAGGTGTAGCAGTAAGACCTTCTGTAAACTGTGGATCTATAACACTTAAACGCTGTCTTTGTTTATCAGCAATCATTTCTTCCATTTGTTGTGCTACGCTTTTTGCAGCGTCTTCTTGAACACTGCCTTCATATGTAGATATAGTTGCGGGTGCTTCTATTACAGGATCTCTTGGCTGTAAAAAAGGAGGTATATTTACACCTGCTTCGTCATACGTACTGCCTGTAACTTTAGGTTGAGTTAAAGACGTTTCAAATGCCTCTAAACCAGTTTGCGCAGGTTCAACAAATGTTTTACTTACATCAGGTACTTGTTTTTCTGCTTCATCTTTAGACAAACCTCTATCCACTAAAGATTGAACTTGAGCATTTCTAGCAGCCGTAAGTGTTTGCTCTAGTGT